TGGTAGGACAAGATGTCAGGCTGAGGCCTGTCAAGGGAAAGGGCAAGACAAAGACAGCGCTTGCAGGAGCCACTCCTATTGCGATGGAGTGGTTGGCGCGTGTCCAATTCGACGAGGCAGCAGCAGACGTGCTCAAGGAACCGGAGGGCACGCCGGTGGTTTATGGGCCCACCCGGGGCGAGCCACCAACCGCAGCTGCTGCGGTTCAACCGACCACCACTGCGCAAGAGGGCTCTGAGCCCACTATTTCAGCGGAGAAAACTAGCGCGGAGGAGGTGGTTAGTCCGAAGCCCAAATCGGACATTGGTGCAGGAGTTCTGAGCCTGCTTGACGACTCAGACAGCGACGATTTAGACGACATCCCACCCCCAACACCCGTCATGTTTCCAGATGACGAGGAAATAACGTCGCCCGTGCAGGAGGTGACACGGCAAGGAACTGATCCGAAGGTTGTGCCTGAGGAGGTGTCCGGACCGCATTTGTTGCAAGGCATATGTGAATGCCTCGTTGATGCAGCAAGTTATTTCAGCAGTACCAGAGCTTGTGTGGAAGAGCACTGGGAAGAGGTGTTGGAGTTCACCGCCATCGGCGGTACCGCAATTTCCACATTGATAGTGGCCAAGGCCGCTTTTCATGTCACATCTTTGGTCACCACTAGTGGTGTGGTGGTGATGCTTGGAAACCTACAGTTGGCAACCCACGTATGGCACATTGGCAGCTTTTTAGTTGCGGTTGGTACGGTGATATACGGTGTTGGTTGCGCCGCTAGCATCTGGGGATACGCCATGGCGTCGACCCGATGCGATCCAGGTGGCGCTGTGTTTACAGGCACGCAAACAAGCCCGTTTTGCGCCAATTGCTGCAAGGACTCAGAGGCCATTTTCAGGCCGAAAGGAAAGTCAGACGTCCAATGCAAGCACTTCCTCATGCCAGCCAGATGCGAAGGCTGTGCTTATTACCCCGGCGTTTATGGCCATGTGCTGAAGACGCTGTGGGTTTCGGCAGAAACCAAGACTTCTATAGAGGAGTACGGCCAACTTAACAAAGCCAGGAATAGGAGTATCCATCAATCACTGACCATCACGTTGTCCCACTCCGGAGAGTGGGAACCGAAGAACGATTGGATACTCTTCCACCTTGAGCACATCAACAACTTGGAGAGGAAATACTCCTTGTTCTGGCATGACAAGTTGGAATACCGCATGGCTACCCCGTGGCACACAGAAGGTGAGTACGAAGGCAAAGTCACGGAGAGGCCAGCATTGAAACGCATGAGACAACTTTGGTCATGGGTCGAGGATCATCAAGGCCGATTACCACAACAGACGATCGTCGGAGGCCACATGCCACGGGCTGAAGAGCTCATGGGCAAGAAAGACGATCCCGCCACCGCTGCACGAACCAGAGAGGTGTTTCACCCCAAGAGCAACACCTACATCGGCGTTCTGGACGCAGAGAGATGCAAGGCGATCCAAGGTGTCGACAAATTGGACACTGCCGTTGTAGCAAAACCGAATGCGGTCAAAATCGGCCCCATATTGGGCATACCCCAAATACATTCACACGGGGATACTTTGACCAAGGTGGCAGTTGCGGAGAAAAGGACCAAGCCCAACAAGGATTACCAACCACAATCAGCCGCAGCACAGAGGTTGAACAGATTCTGGCATCTGCTAGACAAGAACCACTTCACCACGTCCAACATGAAACGTGCCTACATCGAGCTCTTCGGAGAGCATTCGCTCGAGGAGATCCTGAGGAAGAAATACTCTGAGAAACAGATCCAAGAAGCTCTGGACTCCATGGAAATCTCAGAAGGCTCCGGGAAGGACATTTCAAAGAGAAAGGCAAACGTGAAGTTTGAGGTGACACCAAAACCTGGCCGCGCCCCGAGGGGGGTCATCGATAACGGCATAGAGCTACTGGCTCTTAATGTCGTTGCGGGCCACATCTTTGAGTATTTAATAATGAACAAAGGTGTCGAGGTAGCCAGCGTCGAAGACGACGCAAAGCCCAATCAACGGCGTCGCATCAAGCCGAGAGGGTTTCTTCATGCCAACAATATAAAGGGAGAAGCGCGCGAGCACGTGCTCGACAGGCTCTTGAAAGAGTACGCGCAGGCCACCAAAGAACCAACATGTTGTTTTGAGGTGGACCAAACTGGCATGGAAATCCATGAACGCTACAACAAGCACACCGGAGGTTTGTTGCACGGGCCGTACAAAATTCTCCAGAAGATACATGAATTCCTCATGAGGAGGCATGAGTCACGACTGTCGCATCTACACCATGCAAAGATTTATTTCGATGCGCAACAAGGAATGCGTTACAAATTCGTGCTCGGAGGGAAAAATGGCTACAACCTCACCGCAAAATTCCCAGATTTGCCAATGGATAGTGGGTGGTTCCTCACTAGCGTGATAAACGCAATAAACGAATTTGCGGCCTCCTTCTGTTGTTTCTGTTCAAACCCAGATGAACTATTCACCAAGTGCAAAAATCCACAAGGGTTCTTCGAGCTTCACATAATGAAGGGGGATCATCACTGGACGTTCACTTCAGTGCCTCTGAAGCAGGCCGACGGCACCTACAAGTGCATCAAGATCATCTGGAAGATGAAAGTGGAGGGTGACGACGGGGCCGGTTTGACAGCTCGTATTCTTGCGGAGTTCGAGAACTACAAGATCATCGAAGCAAACTACGCCGAGTTGGGTTTGGACAGCAAGTTGAAGCTGATCGTGAACGGGAGACTTGAATTTATAGGCGCCCACATGCTTGTGAAGGACGGGAAAACGGATGTGCAATTCCCGTGGAGCCCAGCAATATCAAGATCCATGCTGAAGTTGGGGACCTTGGCGAGCAACGAGATCACGGAACAAGCCATGATCGCCAGGTCCCTCTCCCTAGCGTACATGTTTGCTGGGAGAGTCAATGCGCTCTGTATGGTGTTCCTTTACCAAGCAGAGCAGCGGATTGAGGCCTTGAAGAAGCGAGGGATCAAGGACCTCACATTGAAGGTGCAAGCTTACTCGACCGAACAATTCACCTTCGACGTCGAGACCGGCACTGTGATGAGCTTGACAGACATGCTTAACCGAACAATCGTCAAGTGCCAGGTCGCATGCCCGAAGACGGAAGTGCAATGCCGCATGCTGACAATTTCCTACGAATGCGATTTCAATCCATTCAAGGCCAAGGATTTGGCGGACCTACAATATGTGGCCAACAACTACGTCGCGCTCAAGGACGAAGATGAGGAGGCATGGATGATGCTTCCTCATCAGATGAAGTGAGCGAGCCCACTGCTGGAGAACACCTTAATTCGGGAGGGAGGAGTTCAGGCCCGACATCAGTCGGGGGTGTTCAGCGGGGCCAACTGATGAGATCCACCGCAGGATAAATAAGGATCGAAATGCTACGGCATATGGGCGGGGGTTCTCATAGGACCACATGATTGGAGGGAGTCACTTCGGGCAACTTTTGCACGTCACAGCACCGTTGTATAGCTGCGTTGCAAGCTTGTTGCAACATGTCATTCACAGCAAAGCAGATTGCTGCATTGTCACGGGTATCAGGCGCTGCACGAAGGAAGATGGAAGAAAATTTCGTGAAACAGTCCAAGCAAGGCTGGCAAAACAAGAAGGCAGCGGCTCAGTCTTG